ACGGATACTCCTAATTCCTGTTCTTTGGCCCCTGGGGCTGCTGTACAGGTCTCAGGTGTTGCAGTTTGCAGTTGTGATCTGCAGCCTCTACGGAGGGCTGCAACACTTGTGGGATTAGCATTCAAGCCCTGCTTTGTGGTTGCCAACTGCGTTGGCAACGTTCAGAACGCGCTCTATACTAGGCACTTAGCACCTTTCCTCCATCCGATTCGTGCGCTTCCTAATCCCCCATATTTGTATAGTAGTGAGGCAAAGAGCCATTTGCGAGAGAGGTTCGCCATCACTTGTGATGCGTGGATGCGAAGGAAAACGCTCCGGCAACGCGAGTTGATTTTGCAATCAATTGCGATAGACAACCCTCAGCCACATTTTGTGAAGTCACACATCAAGACAGAGATCTGTTTGAAGCGGCCCACCAAGGCGCGCCTCATCCAGGCCAGTCGCACCCAGCGAGATTCATATGAGTTTGCAGACTTGTACCGTGCGTTCACCGAGGCACTCGTGGAGTGGACCACCATTCCACGGGAGTACTTCGGGACCAGGGTGCACTTGAGGTCGGCATGTGGACTGAACCGTGACCAGATTTCGGACCAAGTCAGTGATTGGGTGGCCACTTATGGGATGGCTTTCACCATTTTCATGGACGATGTTCGGAACATGGACGGCAATGTCCAAGCACCGCATCTCGAGGAACAGTTCTCACTCTATGATGAGCTTGACCCCTGCTTGGCTGCCCATGCACGGGCGGCCCAGGAATTCTGGGGCGTGGTTCACCTCAAAGAATCAACAGTCCGCTATAAAGGCAGGGACACGGTGAAAAGTGGTGCTCAGGATACTTCTTCTGGGCAGACTGCTCGCCGTCTCGACTGTTTCATTAGATGTCTGTATGGTTCTGGGGTCACCATGATTGCTGGCTTTGTTTTCGGTGATGACTTGTGGGTGATGATGCAAGGGGTGTTACCCACTGCTGAACAAATGGAGGTCTTGCAGCAGGCGTGTGGGTGGGCCACGAAAGGAGTGTATGTGAAGACCATTGAGCAGTCTGACTTTCTAGCATCCGCTTTTGTGCCACGTGCCAGTGGTGGCTATGCCATGCGCCCTTTGATAGGGCGAATGTTGGCCAAGCTGTTCTGGACTTGGCGTGTCATACCTAAGTCCCGGCAGGGATCCTATGTGCATCAGGTAGCTGAGGCATTCCTTCCATTGTTTTCGGGATTCGACTTTATGACTATGTGGCTCATGTGGCACATGAACGTTACTGTCAAGAAGCCGTTTTACTGGAACGAAGGGTGGTTTTTGCCACAGGCAGCTGATTGCATCTGGGATGAGTTTGTTGCCCGGCGGTATGGCCTGGAGATGCCAGAAAGGCTCCAACTGCCCGACCATCACCATGTGGTTGGTCTTATATACCATCCTTGGGCCGATTCAGTTATGAGGTATGACCTCGCTGACCCCCAGGAGCGCACTACTTTTTGAAACACCTCTCCCCTTTGCTCTTGCTATGCCGCAATATTCCCAACGCACTTCCTCGTTACCCGCTAGCCATCCCGTCAAGCAATTGGTGGGTTTGGCCCGGCAGATTGCACTTCCGCATGAGTATGAGCCCGAAAGGTTCCCTTCCTTCCCTGCACTTGAGCGTA